CTCTTTTATAAAAGCGGAGAGGATACCGCAAGGTAAAGAATAATTTGTCTTCGTTTTTAGTTCGTTAAGGGTTTTATTTACGCGTTTTGCTATACTATCGTAAAGGTAACTGTACAAATGTAAGGAGGTGGAGATCCTGAACCTGTAAATGGAGTCGTTCCTGTAGCGTTTAGAGTGACCCACACTTGTTCTGTGCCGTTCGACGTAACAACAGCCGAAGCGGCAATTGAACTAATGGCGAAACCGCTAGACACCGCTTGATTATCCTCTGCAGACATCAAGGCATTCGCTCCATTATATGTGGTAGAATCAATTTGCAGAATTGTTGTCAACTGTGTACTGGAACAACCAACTTGAACGTAAGCTTCAACCCTCCAAATACCTTTTGGAAGGGTCCACTTACCATTGTTGTTCAACAAGTACCCAGCATTCAACCCGTATGAATCCGCCGTGATGGTATTAGACTGATATGCAGTTGAGGTGCCTATAACATAAGGTAAAGGCACCCAATTAGTCATAATCGTAGTCGTACCAGACGTAAAATTCTGTACGGGAGTCTGCACAAACATCGAAATATTACTAGGGCTAACCAAAGCTGGCTCTAATAAGGGAGTTCGAAACTCAATATCATAACGAACAATCAACTTGCCGCATGAATTGCTATTTGTGCAATTTTCAAATGCAATAAAAAACTGACCAGCATCAAAGGTCTTCAAGTCACCAGCAACAAATCCGTCTCTCACATATTTCCAACCGCCGAAAGGAAACATCTGGGAGACGTCAGCCTCGACCACGGCTCCTGACCAAACAGGACCTGAGTAGGAACCAACTTTATCCATAGCTTGATATGAATTAGAAGGTAAGGCATACTGAGGATTATATTCAAATCCCATAATAACATCACCAATGGCAGAGGTTGCATTAACGGGAGCATACTCATAACTCACGCGGTGGCCAAACCATTGCTCATATAAAGGAGCATATTTTTGTAACCACGCAGCAAACCCTGAATTTCCTGGTTGAACGTTAGTACTATAGGCAATATTGAATGAACCATCACTATGCCCAGCCAACACAGACTGGACTTGTTCTTCAAAGATGATACGGATAGACCCATTTTTCCCCTTGAGTCGCTTTGGCGCTCGCGTTACACGCTTGAACCCCAATGAAACAGGGGCCGCCTCAGACGGTATGGTCTTTTGGACCAATTGCGTCGTACTCTTAGGTTTTTTCTTGGGAACCATCTTAGCAGGTTTTGACTGCTTAACGTTCATCTTGGACATACTTTTGTTTATACCCAATTCGATCAGCTTCTCCATACCTATGGATGCAGCTGAAAGCAATAACGGGTTTTTCTTTTTACGCGCCATAACACTGTAAAAACTATACTTATTTTCTTTACCCGCTACCAATCAATTATTGGCAGTTGCTAAGCCGAAGCTATGTCTACCCGGGTGGCTCCATAATCAACACTCCTCATCTTAAATAAGAGAGGGTGGTGAAGCACTACAGGTAATGACACAACATCACGATACAAATTTTCGAGCGATAAAACCTCTTCGATCGAAGTATCATAACGTTTAATAAAAATTGCGAGTAACACCTCTCTTTCGCGAGGACTCAAAACGGAACGCTCTTTGGCCTGCCAATGAGTTTTATAATTCCAGTCCTCGACGACGGCTTCAGGGGATGTTACAGAAGGACGCCTTCCAAGTCGATGCATTGTCTCCACCATGGCTCCTAAAATTGGATAATTATAGGGCACGACCTTGAGTGTATCATGCACACTCGCGGCAAACATAGCGTAAGCTTCATCAATCGTTGGAACTTTTTTACCATCTTTTGTTTTTATGGTAAAAATTTGGCGAGGATCACGCATTGATTTTCCGAGCTTTAAAACCTGACTGGGCAAAGGTAATGCCCCCACACAGTTATCATCAGCTTCGTAAAAAATACATTTTAAAAATTCGAGATCCTCAATCTCATCGGAATGTTTTACTTTCGAAGTGAAACCAAGATCACAACTAATTTCATCAAAAGTACGCTCGTCTCCTTCAATTTTACGAGCTGCTACGTACAAGGTTTTAGTTATCACATGGACAGTATTACATAAAGTTGTTGCTGTGAGACCGGTAGCCAATTCCCAACCAGGATCTCCGACAAAGCACATCCCTTCACGACGTGCAACAAAATTACGTCTATTCTGCTCTTTTATTGATTCAATAAAGTCCCAAGAAGCTCCACATCTTGAAGCCCACAACTCGAACCAATAATCCAATGCCGCTTCGCCCTGACTTTGATCACACATAGTCTCATCAGCGGCTGAAAATCTAGCATTGAACAAGTGACAATAAGAACCCCAAGCCACCAGTGAATCATCCCCTGAAACAATGATAGTGATGACATCGGAATGTAGCGCAAATGATCCGACCTCACACAAATCTTCATGAGTGAGGCCACAAGCAAAAATTATTCGAACCACCATAACATTTCCTGATGGTAAAGGGATCTCGTGTAACACAGATCCTTTCCACAATAATTTAAGTTGTTTCACCAATTGTTTTGACCATGGGGCTGTTCGAGCATGATAAATGGGATCGAGATTCACAATAGCGCGAGGTTTGAACACCTCGACACCATCGACAATTTTACTAGCAATCGTCTCATTCCATTTAACATTCACAGTTTTGAATAACTTAGCAGTGACTCCTTCAATATCACGCTCCTCAGCATCCAAAATGCGTTTTCTTTTTGACCCCATAGACCGCAACAATGACGGCAAATAATCATCATAGTGTTCTTCTCCCACCGGCACAAACAGCCGCAAAAACACCTGACACCACATCCAATTTTTCATCACCTCTTGTTCTGGACACTCACACGGCGGACGTTTCATTATCCGGTGAGTAACCGCTAACAGCAAATTATATGCTGAATTTGCTGGCATATACATCCAAGCGGTAGAATAAAGTATCGGATACATACACAATTTGGTTTCAACTTCATTTAAGACCAAATTTTTCATCGAAGCTGCAACTCCATCAACTGAACAAGTACCAGACCCCCTCCAGTCTTTCTCTGTTAGGGGTTGAAGACAACTGTTCACCGCGGGTAAAGTGAATCCAGCTACCACTGGTATAATGCCAACAGCCGATTGAACGATTGACCGTTCTTTATAGCTTTGTGCAAGATCTTCGGGTGTAGGAAAGATAATTTTTCTCCACTCAGGCTCACCCTCTGGACTATTCATCAAGTCCAAAATATACTCAGAAGCCACAAGGTTGTGAACAAAATGGATACCCATCTTGATACCCAAAAAACCAGTGGTACGAGGAATGCAATGCATCAAAAAATGGAAAGTAAATGAATGCATTGCTGGGTGCATGCCCGCATCTCTATTGGAATAAAATCCACAGAGATAATTTAGCGGTTCGAAAAAACAAAGGAGGACAGCCGCTACCCTCGGGAAAAAATGCCGCAGCAATTCTTCAGCCACTGGAGCAAATATGCAAGTGTCAAAAAATTCCACCACTCTATCATTTGTCATCCGAGCTCCCATCGGAGCAAAAGCTGCCACTGGACCCATCTTCTTCTCCGGGTCTATTCCTTTGTACGATCTGCGCAACATCAGACCGATTTTAAAAACTGGGTAAATCGCCGCCACTACCGCACCAGCAATCATCCACGACGGCACCTCTGGTGGAACCAGAGGCGTATTAGCTCTCAACTTGTACAAATTTTGCTCTTCCTCTGCAAAAAACTTTCGCAATTTAAGGGCTGAACGAACACGTTCGCTCTTCAATCCATGCAACAACACCTCCACTGTACCAACAAATATACGTCGGTAAACATCAGGAAACGTTTCTCCAATAGCTATCAAATATGAACACGACTGGAATTGACTACTCACAAAACTCGCTACGGTGTCGCGAACCACACCAGTGGGTAATTTGTAAGTATACAACAAATACTGGTTCACAGTCGGATTATGATAGACCACTTGAGTGCCCATCGTATAATAATGCTCCCAAAAAACAGCCTGGATTTTGGTGACAATTTTCCCTCTAAGTATTGCTTTGGCCCATGACAAACCAGCATATGGGTTTAACTGACAAGTAGCTATTAACGGCTCCACATTCACCATAGGTTGAAGTGGAACAGCTCCATGGCGGGTTGGACTCAATCGATATAAATGATACGGCCCAACCCGCTTGATATGGGCTATATCAATAGCCTCATAACAGCGATAACGCAACCAGTCAAGAGAAGGGTGAGGGTGATACATTTGGGCCTGTGGATCAGGACAAAACACAATTTGCCCCTCCTCACGGTACCAAACACCCTCCACCAATCGCCCATACTCTGCCGGCTTCTTGTCAGTCCCTTCTGCGATTTTCTCGCGATAGACCTCAGCTCCAGCTTCCCCAACAAAATCACGCACAACCACCCATACGTGTTGTTGATAAGCATCAAACAAGTGCTTCACCTCTTTCGGGGTAAGATAATAATAATCTTGAACCACGATTACATCAGCTTCATGCGTAACTTGATCGCGAACTCGCCCACGACTGGCATCACCACCAATCGGATCAGATGGAGCCAAAACAACATTTAGCTTCAAATGATCACGAGTTGTACCGCCTACCATAGGCAGTACGAAAACGCTACTGGAAGGATCGAACTTAATATTACGTTCTGCACCCCACCAATCAAGCAACACCATTTGCTTCTTCCCACGCGATTCCACGGCCAGAATATATCTCATAGCCTCATCACGACACACATGGGAATAAGGATGATCACCTGTCGGCATATCAATCAACCGCACTTTCACTCCATCCTTCACAAGGAGAGCTTGGGCCACTCTATCATACTTTGACAGAGAATGCGCGTAGTTATTGTACCAACTGGATAAATCTTGAACCATGTCCTTAGGATACATGGTTTGCTTCGGCTTAGGTTTTTCCTTCGCCTTGTCATCCTTCTTTTGAGGGTGACCGTTAATGGGGTTTTTACCTTGCCATCGGGGGGGGACCGATTCCTTACATTCTCCTTTCACTCTAGAACTCTTAGACTCTTCATCAGAGTCACGGTCCAGGTCAGAACAATAATCAGGAGCCCATCTCGTGGGCTTATAGCAAGGTGAAGTGGGCTGGACCACTCGACCTCCATCAGTGACAGGATCAGGCAGAGGTTTTTCCTCACCTTTCTTCCCCGCATTTTTCGTAGCCTTATTGGCCCTTTTGCGGGGGCGTCGCACTCGCTCACCTTTGTTAGGGAGCACACTTTCAACTTTCGTATTGACGTCGTTTGACTGCATTTTTGATCACTTGTCG